GAACCTACACCACCACAGTCGGGGCATTGTGTTGCTTGTGTCTTATACACAATCTGTGTTGTGGCTCTGACTGCCGCAGAGAATTGTTTTGAAGACATAAATGGTGGGCGTAAAGATTTACCTGCCTCATTTGTTCCAATGTTAAAGGTAAGTTTATGATGATCTCTATTTGTAACCTCACGGGAGTAAACTACCCTCGTCATGTCAGCACCAGAGTTCAAGTTAATAGGGGTGTCACCCATCACGTCTTCAACAATGTTATTAAGAGATTTCTCTAAAGAAAGTTTTTCAGCTTCAAACTCTTTCACAACCCTGTCTAGTTCTACTAGATCTATTTTGACGCCATTCATTTCAATTTCACAAAGAAATAATAACATTTCGTGCATGAAAGGTATGACCCGCTTTAAAGATAGATTGTGTTCTCTCTCCAGGATTTTTAGTTGGGCTAAGTATAACTCACCACATGCTTTGACATCAGCCTCGGCATATTCAATGACTGTTTCCAAAGGCATTTCGCTGAAATCCAGCTTCTCAACTTTAAACATTTTGTCAATAAGATCTGATTTCTTCAGGCTCTTAACCCTTCGCCTAATTGCACTCTCTTTTAAACTTAGTGAACGCCTCTGACCTTTAGCTAATAAATATTCAATTATCATTGTGTCACGCACAATCAAGGGTAGCTCAAAACCCATTTCTAATAACCATTCTGCGTCAAATTTAGTATTGTGTGACAACATCATATCAGCTTGTTTGAGGTGTAATTTTAAATTGTCAGTAGTGTCACTACCTTCATAGTGTGTGTGGTAAAACACATCATTATTAACTACATCAACACTCTCTTCACCTAACCAACCATAGTGTGCAGAAATACATTTATTGCGTGGGTTCTTAGGTGAATTGTCTATACGACCATCTATTCGCTCAACGGTTGTTTCTAAGTCTAATACCAATATCTTCATGCTACACCTCGTAACGTGCAGTATCAGAATTCAAGCTGCATAGTACTGTGCCGTGCCAACCACTTATTTTATTTTTCATTACAGTTAAGTAACGTGTTGGATCGTCTGGATCATTGGGATCATCTTTCTTACCAACCCCAATCATGATGTCTGCTTCGGATACTTTACCTACGCGAGAACCTTCGAGCATATCTGGTGTAAGTCTTGTTTTCCCTCGCGCATCAGCACTGGCCTGACTAACACCAATTAATGCACAATTGTGCTTCTTTGCTAATTCTCTTAGTCGATAGTACAGCTCTCGCAGTCTTTCGTGACCACTATTGAATTTAGTAGTTAGTGAAATTTTATCTGCCATATCAACAAATACCAAATCAAACTTTTCTTTAGTTAAGTATGCATCTAGTTTTTGAACATCCCAATCTTGAGCATTGATAACTATTAAGTTATCTCTAATACCAGAATAGACAGCCGCAGCTTTTGGTGGATCAAACTCCATTTGCTCCTTAGACATACCAGCATGTGCTTGGACAGCTCTCAGCTTTGTCTTATCGCCAATTTCTTCATTTGCGATGTATCCAACTTTAGCACCTTGTTGGCAGAAACCACCTGGACCAGCTGCTAAACTAACAGCAAAGGTTGTCTTACCGACATTTGAATAAGCAGCAATTACACCAAACTCGGCGCGAGCTATTCCGTAAACATGCTTACTTAAAGTTTCTATGTTAAATTTAAATCTATTTGCGTCAGAGACTGATGCTAACAATTCATAAATATCATCAGTAACTACATAACTTTCGAAATCATCAGGTGTGTATCCATCTGAAACTTTAGATAACAGGTTGTTTAATTCATCCATTGCTTCAATTGAGCCTTCGGACATTTTTATTCCTAAATTAGCAATGTCTAAGCCAATGTGTTGACGCCATAAATTTGATATAACGTCACTAGCAATCTCATGATCCAAGCGATCTGCCGTAGTAATGTTTTCAATCAGTTCTTGTATTTGTTCAGTCCAAGAGCCTGTTGAAGTAGGATTTTGTGACTTCCAAAATGTAAATAATTCTGTGGGGCTGATGTCACGATCAAACTTGTCGTGCATTAATTTGATTGTTTCGTAAATATCTTTTGATTCGTCATCAAATATTGAAGATCTTAACTTGGCTTTATTGGTATTAAAAAATTCATTTTGTAGGCATTCTTTAAGTATTGATTGGTACATACGTTCTCCGCTGGTTGTACTAGGATGGCTATTAATTAAGCACTTAGTATGCCAATGTATAATGCGAACGAAAAATTAAGCAAGAAAAAACCCCACTAAAAAGCGAGGTTTTTTTAAGTCTTATATATTATGTAACTAATACAGTTAGTTAGATCTAAATTTCATTTTTGAAATATCAGGTGGTATATCGCCTCTACGTTCACGGCACTGTACTTGCCAGTGTATTACGCTTTTATTTTCTTTAACATAGTCTTCCATAACGCGCTCTAAAGACTCTTCAGCCTTAGCACATTCTTTAAATCCGCCATCGATATCCATATCGACAACTATAATACCTCTAATCTTAGTCATAATTCCATCTTTCATTGGTATAAATATCTATGCCGTTTAGTTGATTAAACAACTTGCACAGCACTTACTTAGTATAATTAACAAAGTAAATGTATAAAGACAGTGTTAACGCTCTGCGCTAGACGGGTCTTTTAATCTATTTATAAAAATTTAGGTGGAGCTAGAGTCGTGTTGCACCACGACGAGACTGCACGGGTGTGTATATGGCAAACGGCAAGTGGAACGTGTGAAGCATGAGCATAATGAATAACGCTCTTTCTAACAGACCTACCTAAAATTTTGTTACTAACATAATTCCATAAAAATCTACCAAATTCGCAAATTTTGCTGAGATTTTCCCACCAATGTTTTTCAGTATAATCTATTAAACTTGTCATTTGCTTACCTTTCTACAAAACATATAGTCGCTTGCTTTCTACATACCAAATAATAAAAACTGTATTTGGTTAACAGTTAAGTGCTTTAAATCTGCACTAGTAAATCTTACTTTTAAGTCTTCATTTGTTTTTCTACACCTAATTGACGACTTTGCAGCATCTTTGTCAAGACATAAATATTTACTAGTATACTTACTCAGAGTTTTTTTAGTGTTATAACTAAGTGTTGTACCAAGTAGCGCTACACCAACTAAGCCCTTTACTCTACTAACTGAACAGGCTGAGGGTACATCTTCAACTAATACAGCTGTTGTGCCTTCTCCAACATGAAACCCTGATGGTAAAGTTCCAAAGGATACCCACTTGGGTATAGATCCACTGAGAGATCTCCCAACAGCACCATTGTCATGATAAAATAATACTCTGTCTTCCGACGGGCAGTATCGTACTTTTATATATCCAAGTTCCACTGCTTCTAAACTATTTACTTGAGATAAGAATTCTAGGGCAGGTGGGTGGTTATAGACAGATGTTGTAATAGATGGGATTGGTCTGATGTATTTTTCTTTAGACTGAACATTACCAGATAAATAATTTTTAGTAGATTGTAGATTTCTTCTACCGCTATAGATACCTCGTGCATTGCAGCTTGCCCTAAAGCAATACCACTTTAGTTGACCATCATTCTTAGATACAGAAAGCTTCTTTGAGCCATTGCAAAACGGGCAAGTTATTACTTTTTGATCTCCCTCTCTCATAGGGATCTCTTTTATAGTTTGTAGTTGTTCTGCGTATGTCATTATAACCTTTTACATATACCACCGCTCCAAAGCAGTGGCGTCAGCCTACACCCTTATGCAATTCTGTCAACACTTAATTGAAACAATATACTAAGCACTTAGAATAACACCTAAAGTTATTCGCCATTGTAACTCTTAAATATTATTATTGTTTAATATCAATAAGTTAGAGCTTAAACCTAGCACTCAATTGGTCGTAGGTTCGACCCCTACCGTCGGAGCCATGTACTTGATTTCATTATATATTTCAGTAAAATTTCGTAAAAATCGCACTTTATTTATGTTCATCGCACATTGCGATTTGTGCGATTTTTAATCGTTTATTTGATACAAATTGCACGAAGAGAATCAAATAACACTTAGTCAAAAAAATAGCGGCACTAGAAATAATTAATCTAGTAAGCCGCCATCTTGTTATGCTCTAAGTTTATTTGCTATCTTCTTCACCTTCAACTGTTATGTCCACTTCGTCAGTAGCGTAATTTCGACCTAATGCGTCTGAGCTACGTTTACGGCGCTGTACTTGCGAATGTATTACGTTAGGATTTGTTTTAGATAGATACTCTAATGACATATCAGGTGGTAGGTGATCGCTATCTGCTACATCTAATTTATTTAATATTTGCAATAATTGATCATCGGGCATTAGTTCTAAACTATAGTCCATAATCCCTATTTTTGGATGCGTCCATAATCCCCTTTTAATTAATTCTGAAATTACGAGGAATGATATGCCACTAAAATCATCTTCAGTTAAATATACTTCAGCTTTTGGTTTGCCTGTTGTTTCATCACCCCCACGAATTAAAATCATATAAGCCTCAAACATATTATCGCTTAATACAGTTTTAAGTTGCGGTGTGTATCCTGAAGGACAAGTCTTATTACCTATTTTAGTATCAGTCATCGGACTTCTCCTGCTCTGATTAAATATAAATGATCATTAGTTACATTAAATAAATTAGGTTTATAAATATCTTTTATTTCCTGTTCACTGTTACACAAAACAGAATTTTCTGGACTAAGTGCAAAGATTTTATATCCTTCTCTAAATGCGCTTATTGCA